TGGCAATCTATCTGCAACGAACTTGCGGATGAAGATGATGACGAAGATGAACGACTGTGTGATTGCAGTGAAAATTGCGAGAATAAATTGCAATGAGCATCTGTCAGATATGTGAAGAAGGTAATGCCACTTTGCAACATGAAAGTATCGAAGTTGAATACAATGGTAAAAAAGGCATGATTGAAACTCAATTTCTGCACTGTGATGTATGCGAAGCAGATTTCGTCGGAGCAGCGGAGATTGATGCAAACGCATTAGCTTTTCGTAATTTTCTTAATTCGATTGATGGCAATAAATAATGACGCACTCAAAAGGACTAACCATAGTGGACGATAACAAAATAGTCGCCCTTGATGACGAGACGATGAAGGTGTTGCGCGTCGAGAATATCAAGAACATGATTGCGCCAAGCGATGATTCTGCAAGACGCATCGAGGCTATCGGTGGCGCCGGAACGATATTGAATTATCTGGTGAACGGATTGACGCTTGATGATACGGCAAGGAAGCTTGGACTGCCGCGTGAGCAACTAATCAAGTGGATGGCATTCCACAGAGACGCACTAGAACCAGCTATGCAAGCATCCGCGATGGCACTTGCTGATGATGCAGCCAAGTATCTTGAGGAAGCCGCTAATAAGGGCGAGGAGCTTACTGCTGCACAAGCTGGTATCGCAAAGGCTAGGGCAGATCATGCGATGAAGATTGCCGGATTGCGCGATAGAGTAAAGTTCAACGAGAAGTCCATTCCGCAAGAAGTTACATTGAGCCAAGATAGCAGGCCAGTTTTCACTTTGAACTTTTTAAGTGAACCGAAAAGAGTTGAGAAAGTGATCGAAGTGAATGATGAGGATATTTATGATGACAATGAGTGACAAATGGAACTAGAGTTACCGTCACCTCTCTGGCTTCCGCTTTTTGAAAAAAATCGCGCGCCGATTATTCTTGTCAATGGCAAAGAGGTAGAAGGAGCGTTCGATAAAAAGCGCAGGATAATCAATCCCGCAAATGGATACCTAATTCCAGAGCATCGTATCGTCGATAGAGGGCATAAGCGCACTCGGTATTATGTTGCTTATGGCGGCAGGGCGGGAGCAAAATGTCTTGGGATTGGGACGGAAATTCTTATGTATGACGGAACTCTTCGTAATGTTGAGGACGTTGTAGTTGGTGACAAAGTAATGGGGCCGGATTCAAAGCCGCGCACTGTTCTTGATACAACATCAGGAACATCTGAATTATTCCGTGTATATCAAACATCAGCAATGAGTTATGTGGTTAATGAAGATCATATACTATCTTTGCGCAAGTCAGAATCATGTAAAAAAGATATTGGTGAAATATCAAAAGCAGGAAATCCGCGCCGCCCTAATGGACGTTATCCGTCTTGGCCTGATATTACAAATATATCAATTCGTGATTACATCGCACAAGCAAAACGATGGAAAGATAATTTTAGAGGCTATCGTGCAGGATTGATTGAGTTCATAGAACAAGATGTAACAGTAGACCCGTATTTCCTTGGATTATGGTTGGGAGACGGAACAAATAATGCAGTAGCAATAACATCAGCAGATGTTGAAATTGTAGATTGGTTAAATGAATTTTGTATTAAAAGTGGACTTAATCTAACTAAATATGGCAAAGGAGACAATGCCGCCAGCACTTATAATTTAAGCAAAGTTGTTGGTGTTCATGGAAGATTGCATCCTATATGGGAAAAATATAAGAAATATAATCTTTTCAATAATAAACATATCCCTAATTGTTATATAGCGAATAGCAAAGAAATACGGCTTAAATTACTTGCTGGGTTACTTGATACTGATGGTCATGCTTATCATAATTGCTATTCAATAGCACAAGTAAATGAACGACTTGCTAGAGATATTAAATTATTGGCTGACTCATTGGGATTTAGAACATCTTTAACAAAAAGAAAAACAGTATGTACGAATAATGGTGTAAAAGGATTCGCATGGTATGTAAATATCAGCGGGAATGTTTGGGAAATTCCTTGTTTGATTAAACATAAACAATACTCGCGTGACGATGTTAAACCAAATAAAGATAAGAAGTTATCATATCTAAAAGTTGAATCTATAGGACAAGGTGCGTATGCAGGATTTTCATTAGATGGAGATCATTTATTTTGTTTGGCAGATGGGACAGTAACGCATAATTCTTGGACATTTGCTTTGGCCGCTGTATTACGCGCAATGGAAGAAAAAATGACTGTACTTTGCTGCCGTCAGATTCAATCCACTATTGCAGACTCTGTGTTATCTGTTCTTGAAAATAGGATAAAAGACTTACACCTTGATAGCGAGTTCAATGTGCTTGTAAATGCAATCCGCCATAGAAAGACTGGTACTGATTTTGTGTTTCGTGGATTGAAGCACAACATGAAGGAAATTAAATCTCTTGAAGGCACGAAGATATGTTGGATTGAGGAAGCTGTTGACCTTGCCGAAGAAACTTTCGATGAGTTAGACCCCACTATCCGTGTCAAGGATGCAGAGATATGGATTGGCTTCAATACAGGTAATGTTGACGATTATGTGTACCGTAGATTCGTTCTAACACCAGACCCAGATGTAACACTAATCAATGTTAATTATCTTGATAATAATTTAGCAGACGAATCATCCATCATGCTTGCAGAGAAGATGAAGGCAATGGATTATGACAAGTATCTAAACATTTGGATGGGGCAGCCTCGCATCGCTAAAGAGGGCGGAGTGTTTTCTACAAAGTTGGTTTCATATACTGATGTTATCCCGCACGGACGCATGGTAAGAGCTTGGGATTGGGCAGCTACAGAAGTAGATTTGAAAAAAGGCAACGAACCAGACTTCACTGTTGGGCTTCTAATGTGTGTTGACTACGAAGGTAGATACACTATTGTTGACGTAGTTAGATTCCGTGGAATGGCAGATGAAGTTGAAAAAACTCTTATTGCCACAGCTACGCGCGATGGAATAAATGTGTTGCAATCAATTCCAATTGACCCTGGTGCTTCAGGTAAGTTTGCTGCTTCTACGTTTATTAGAAAACTATCAGGATTCAGGGTCAATGCATCACCAGAATCAGGAAGCAAAGTTACTCGCGCAGAACCAATGGCTAGTCAATTTAACGGCGGCAACATATCACTTGTTCGCGCACCGTGGAATCAAGACTTAATAAAAGAGTTTGAGGGTTTCCCGAATGCAACTCACGATGATATTGTCGATGCTGCCAGCCGTGGGTTTATGGAGTTACAGAAAAATTATGTAATGCAGTTTGCTACTATTACTGGTTTGTAAGCACCCACTTGCATATTCAATAGAACACTGATACCCTTGCGAAAATTACTCGTTTATCGAGGGTTCCAGCATGGCACAAAAGAATACAGGCGTTCGCACCCAACACGAAGATTACACCGAGATGCTTAGTCAATGGCAGAAATGCCGCGACGTGTTTGCCGGTACAGAGGAATTACGCGAACATACAACTGAATACCTCCCTGCTTTAACAGATGAACCGACTGCTGCATATCAAGCAAGATTAAATAGAACAGTTTTATACAACGCCACATACCGGACAATTCAGGGAATGATTGGCATGGTATTTCGCCGTCCGCCTGTAGCAGAATGCCCTATAAATACATCATCAATGCTAGAAGATATTACGTTGACAGGAATCCCGTTGACTGCATTTGCGCAGGACATTGCAGAAGAATGTATGGTTGTTGGGCGAGTTGGTCTATATGTTAACTATCCAATTACAAGCGATGCAATGACCATTGCGGATGCTCAAGCGATGAATGTACGACCATATATGTCAATTATCCGTGCAGAGCAGATAATAAATTGGCGGCAACGAAGAGTAAATAATAGATATGCGCTTTCAATGGCGGTAATCAAAGAAGAACATTTAATCCCTATTGATGAATTTGAGGATAAAGAAGTAACGCGTTATCGTGTATTGGATTTGGACGAAAATGATATTTATCGGGTACGCATATTTGAAGTAAATGAAGATAATCGTCAATCATCTACTGATGTAGAACTTGAACGGTTTTATCCGATGATGAACGGAAAGCAAATGAATTATATTCCTTTGTATATCATTGGCTCTGATAACGTAACTCCTGATATTGATACACCAATGATGATTGACATTGTTGATACAAACATTGCCCATTATCAGGCTTATTCAGACCTAGCGCATGGGTGTCACTGGTCAGGTATCCCCACCATGACAATAACTGGACATGAGATGAAACCTAATGAAACTCTACATGTTGGGGCAGGGAAGGCATTAGTATTTCCAAATCCTGCTGCAAAAGCAACAATGGTAGAAGTTGGTACATCTGGATTCAGTGCATTAGATTCACTTCTTAATCGCCTTGAAATGCACATGGTTTCACTTGGTAGCAGAATGCTTGAGAGCCATAAAGTACAAGCGGAATCCGCACAAACTGCTATGATTTATCGAGCAGGTGAGCAATCAATTTTGGCAAGTCTTGCACAATCAATTTCTACTGGCATCACGATAGCATTAAAGACATTCGCTGAATGGGCTGGCGATGATTCTACTAATGTTCGATTCGATTTGAACCGTGAGTTTTTCGCTCAACCTGTTACGCCAGAAATGCTTAATGCACTTGTAAGCGCGTGGCAAGCTGGTGGCATATCTGCTGAAGCGCGCTTTGCATATCTAAAGCGTTCTGAATTTTATCAGCCTCACGAAGAATTTCAAGATGAAGAGAATTTGATTAAATATGGTATTCCGAAACAAGTAACTCAGCCTGCAATCGTTACAAAGATTCAGAAAATGCCTGACGGCTCAATGCAAGCGACTAGGAGTGCATGATGTTAAACCTTATGATTAGCGATTACGCAATAAAGCAGCAATCAAACGCCGCAGCAGAAGCGTTGGCAACTATCCTGCGCGATAACGGTTCAATGAGATTGTATGCTGGAGAACAACGTCCTTTGACGCAGCGAACTGATGGTCGTCTGGTAGAATGCAAACTAACTTCGGTAACAGTTGAAGGTGGAATAATTACGGTAGAATGGTCTGCATCGAAGGCGCTTAAAGACGGCACAGTATCGTACTACAGGTTGTGTTCAGGTAACGTGCCTGTTATGAGTGGAAGTGTTGGAGTTACGACAGAATTCAACATGGTTATCAATAATACTGAAATTAAAACTGGAATGGATATTAAGGCTGGAAAGCTGATTCATTCTGTAATGGCTTAAAGATGCAGTAATGGCATACGAATATATCGTATCCGGCATTTCAGTTGTCAACCAATCCTTTACAACTGCCGAGGCATCAACTGTAATCGGATTACAGCAGCAATCAGTTTCAAGCGTATTTATCAGCGATAACATAGTTGGTGAACATGCTAATAACATAGTTGCAGAATGTCGTCAGAAACAATCCATAGCACAATCGACAATCGGGAAAGTTGAAGTATCGGATGATGACGAGGAAATGACGATGGTGTTGTTGTTGCTTAATGCAATGGAGGATTAAATTATGCCGCTTATCAAAGGCTACTCAAAACGGTCTGTGTCAGCCAATATACGAACAGAAAAAAAACATGGTAAGAGTACAGCGCAAGCGGTAGCTATTGCATTGAGTGTGGCTAAAAAAGCAAAAGCGAAGAAGAAAAAATAACTCTTGACATTCTTTCTTTACTATCATAATCTTATATTGTTGGTAAGTACCAACTAACCTAGAGGGTTCGTAAAATGCCTTTGGAATTTATTGTTGACACGATTGACGCAGTACCTGAAGCATCGCGTAAGTTTTATTCAGAAGTTGATGGCAAGTTTCACCTTGACGAGGAACTGGCAAACAATATCAAAGGATTGAAGTCTGCTCTTGATAAAGAAAAGATTTCGGCAAAGACAAAAGAAAAAGAACTAACAGAATTCAAAACACAATATGCAGGTATTGACCCTGTAAAGATTCGAGAATTGCAAGCAAGGTTTGAAAATAATGAAGAGGCGCAGTTGATTGCTGCCGGAAAGATTGATGAAGTAATCAATAAACGAACAGAAAAGTGGCGCATTGAAGAAGACCGCCAAAAAGAAGAATTGAAGGCAAAAATTGCTGCTGCTGAAGCAAAAGCTGATGCGTTCAAGGATAGGGTGCTTGAAGATTCATTGCGTTCAGCAGCGATTAACGCTGGACTTCATAAACTTGGTATCCGTGATTCGCTACTGCTTGCAAAGACTATTTTCACGCTGGATGAAAATGGCAATGCGGTACAAAAGAATTCAGATGGTAGTGTAGTAATTGGACGTGATGGTAAAACTCCGTTCTCTGCAACAGAATGGTACGAGTCTCAGAAAGTTGATTCTCCCCATTGGTACACAGTAACATCGTCAGGAAGTTCGGCTACAGGTAGTGCTGGTTCTGGCGGTGGGAAGCAAATGAAACGTGCATCATTCGATTCTTTGTCGCCAATTGATAAAGTATCTGCAATTAAGAATGGAGTACGAGTTGTTGATTAAGGCGGTAAGCAGCGAGATGTTGCTCTGTAGTAAATAGACCGAGATGGTCGAAACACAAACCCATTTTATTTTATTTATTTTAGGAGTAACAAATCATGAGCAATACTTTGACGAATCTTATCCCCGTACTTTACGAAGCAGCCGATACTGTATCTCGTGAACTGGTAGGCTTTATCCCTGCCGTAACGCGCGACTCTTCCGCTGAACGTGTTTCTATCAACCAGCCCGTAAATATCCCTGTTGTTGGCGCTATTTCAACTGCCAACATCACTCCGGGCGTTAATGCACCGAATGATGGCGATGCAGCACCCGGCAATGTCATTATGACCATCAGCAAGAGCAAATACGCTCCTGTTCGTTGGAATGGTGAAGAAACGATGGCAACTGCTGGCACTGGCATTTGGGCACAATTGAACCGCGACCGTTTCGCACAAGCCATGCGCGCATTGACCAATGAAGTTGAGGCTGACTTGGCGGCTTTGTACACTAAAGCGTCCCGCGCTTATGGTACTGCTGCTACTACGCCTTTTGGTACGGCAAATGACCTGTCCGATATGGCACAGATGTTGAAGATTTTGGAAGATAACGGCGCGCCGGGTAATATCCATGCTGTGTTCGGTTCTGCCGCAATCGCCAATCTTCGTGGTAAGCAATCTGTGTTGTTCAAAGTGAATGAGTCCGGTACTTCCGATCTGTTGCGTCGCGGTATCATTGGCGACATTCAGGGTGCGATGGTGCATAACTCTGCGCAAGTCAAGACTCATACGGCTGGTGCAATGGCTAATGCCACTACCAATAACGCAGGTTATGCTGTAGGCGCTACTGCAATCACTCTGGCAACTGCTGGTACTGGCGTTGTTGCTGCTGGTGATGTGATTACCTTCGCTGGTGATACCAATAAATACGTCGTTAAATCGGTCGTGTTTGCTGGTGCTAACCCTGCTGCTGGTGACGTTATCACTCTGCAAGAACCGGGTCTGCGCGTAGCTATTGGCGCATCCGCTACGGCAATCACTGTTGTTGCAACATCTGCACGTAACATGGTCTTTGCAAGCTCGGCAATTGCTTTGGCAACCCGCGCACCTGCAATGCCTGAAGGCGGCGATGATGCTGATGACGTAATGGATATTACTGACCCTGTATCCGGCTTGTCGTTCCAAGTTGCGGTATATCGTCAGTACCGTCAAACTCGCTTTGAAGTTGGTTTGGCATGGGGGGTTCAGATGGTTGCACCGAGACATGCTGCCCTACTTTTGGGATAAGCTGTAATTCAACCGCCTTCTAACGAGGGCGGTTTGATGATGACTTAACAAAGGAGTAATAATGTCTATTGATACAGTTCCGCTTATCAAAGTAGCATGCCCTGTAGCAGAAGGGAATCCTAATGGATATTACATGGCAGAATCATTGCCACGCGGTGCTAAATTGTATAAAGAATCTAATGTTGTGGTTCAAGTGCAACCAGAACAGAAATCAGAGCCAGTAATTGAAGAGCCGATTGTTGAGCCTGAACCTGTTGCCAAAACAATCATCGAAGTTGATATTCCAGACACCAAAAGCAATGCGTATTTCAACGCGATGACTGATGAGGAATTGAAGGCTTATCTTGATTCCAACAAAGTGAAATATCATCACTTGGCTGGACGCAAGACCTTGTTCAATGCAGCATCTGCATTTGCTAATCTCGGTGCCAGATAATGAAAACTGAAATCGACACAAAATGGATTGCAACTGTAGCGGCTACTCTGATTGCCACTAAAGATGCTAAATCTGCAATCAAGTATTTGAGTGATAAGTTGGTAGTCAAGGCAACTTGGCACAACAAGCCGAAAGCGAATAATCGCGGTGAAACGATGGTTGTTACATTCGGTAAGCCAAATTATCGTGAAGTGGCATTTATCAAGAATCTGAAAAAAGCCGGAGAGCCATTTCCAGTAAAGAAGATTCAGTTGAAGCCTTATCCGATCAAAAAGAAAGAATATAAATAATGAAAAAAGTATTGTTAAAAGATATTGTAATTCCGGCAGGGACTGTTTTTGATGACACTCCAAATACAAGGATTTTTGCTAAAGATGCTTTTGTGGAATGCATTATCGGGTTGACAAAAAATACTTATGGAACTTTTACTTATGAAGTTTCAGATGAATTGTCTGAATTTTTCACCGACTTAAAGTAAGGAGTTTAAATGGTCGCCCCAGTTAATACGGTACTTCCTGTAATAACCGGAACAGTAGAGTTCGGCGAAACACTTACGCTGTCTGATGGCACATGGACTGGCTCACCAGATTCTTACGCATACGCTTGGTTGCGCGCAGGAACGCTCATAGCTGACGCGACAGCATCCACCTATACCATCACTAGGGCAGACATCGGATATGCGCTTGTAGGGCGTGTAACGGCAACTAACGTTGATGGAAGCACTGATGCGGATAGTGCCGCTACTGTAGCCGTTCCTAGTACGCTTATCGTTGAGGATGGGACGGAAGTAGCAAATGCCGATGCTTATGCGACTTTGGCTTATATCGCTGAATATCACGAAAAGAACGGCAATGCTGCATGGGCTGCGCTTGCGAATGATGCTACACGCGAAGGATATGTGCGCAAAGCAACGGCTTACATGACGCAAATGTATATTGATCGGTGGAAAGGCTATCGTGTAACCAGCACACAATCGCTTGATTGGCCTCGCGCATGGGTAGAACTTCCGGCAAGTGTATTTGGCGGATATGTTGACCAGAATACCATTCCTAATGAAGTTAAGAATGCTTGTGCTGAATTGGCATTGAAAGCAAACGCTGATGATTTGATGCCAGACCAGACGCAGAACGTAAAAGAAGAAATCGTCGGGCCGATAACAATTAAGTACAGCGAATTCTCGCCACAAACAGTCAGATATTCTTCTATTGACGCGATGCTATCGCCGTACCTGAATAGCAACGGTGGTGTTAGTGTGCAATTGGTTAAATAATGGATTACGCCAAGTTAGCTGATAGAGCGTTAAAATTGCTAACGAAGCATGGGCAGGATATTATTCTCAAGTCAACTGTGGTAGGAGAATATAATCCAGCAACAGGAACATCTACAACCACTGTAACCGATACAACGCGCAAAGGTGCGATATTCGACTACAATCTGGTTGTATATGGAAACGATATGATTAACAATACACTTGTTCAAGCTGGAGACAAGCGGCTTTACATGGATGCTAACGGTTCAGCGCCAACGTTAAATGACCAAGTAATAGTTGGCGGAGTTACATGGCAGATTAAGAACATAAAAAATATTGGGCCATCAGGAATTGATGTTATTTTCGATTGCACGATTAGGAGATGATTATGCGAGCTAGTGTGAATGGTATAGAAGTTAAAGACTGCATCAGTGCTGACCCAAGTAAAGGCGAAGCAGTATGCCTATTGCGCGATGCTGATGGTAACGTATGCAAACAGCCTAATGGCGAGGATGATACTGTTACGAAGCGCGGAGAAGTAGTTATCCTTGAAGAGAAAAAGGCTGACAAAAAATGGCAAACTTCGCAGAGCAAATCGCAAAGCATGTAGCCAAGTATCAACGGAGACTTGCACACGTAACGCAAGGAACCGTGATAATGGTTGGAAAGGCTGTTGTTGAATACAGTCCTGTAGGTAGGTGGGAATTATGGTCTGATATGTGGCAAAAGATGCGTCCGGCCAATACTTATCGCGCTGGTGAGTTCAAGGGTAGTTGGTCATATTCTAATGGAAGTGCGGGAAGCAATTTTCCTGCAACAATTGACGCAAGTGGTGCAACTTCAATGGCGCGATTCATGGACGTGAAAACTGCGCCAGTAGCAGCACGGCATTTTATTTACAACAACGCACCTTATGCAATGGCAATGGAAACAGGCACTCATCCTTATATCAGCAAGTGGAAACTAACACCTCCTAACCAACGTGGTGCTGGTGCTGGTGCGCACATGGTGCAATTGGCGCTGAATGATTCCAAGATATTTGTCAGAACTGCTGTAGCGCAAGCTAGGAACTTATCGTGAGCATCATAAAAGTACGGCAAGCCATCGAATTAGGTTTATTCTCTATTACGCCTGCTATTGACACAGCTTATGATAATTTCCCTTACACTCCATCCACAAATACCCCATACCAGCGTGTAACGTTAGTTCCTTCACTGCCAGATAACACAACATTTGGCGATGGACATTATCAGGAACGCGGATTGCTATTTATTGAACTTCACTATCCAATCAACAATGGTTCAGTTACAGCGGCAACCCGTGCCGAGCTAATCCGCACAACATTCAAGCGCGGTGCAAGTTTTACCAATGGGGGATTGACTGTGATAATCGAAAAGACACCGGAAATCGGACAAGGTATGGTTCAAGACGCATTCTGGATATTACCCGTTCGCTGCCGGTATTATGCGGAGGTGTTCGCTTGAAACCACATACTAAAGTTCTAGCATTAGCTATTGTTCGTTATCTAAAAGGATTTGCCGCCGCGATTACAATTTGGATTGAAGCGGAAGAAAAAGATAACTTGCATTCTGGTGATAGTTAGTACATACTTTCAAAAGAAATTGCAGCACACGCAAGACTAGCAAAACCGTAATACCGAGTGCCCGCGACCACGCCACACAGTTCATCGTCCCGCCGGTCAATATGCCATCCTCGGAAGTGTAATTTAACTTTCTTTGGAGACATATCATGACTATCAGTTCCGGCATTTTCACACAATTAGCAGCAAAAAAGCAGGCTTCTCTTGGAAGCGCAGCATCTGGTGCTGGCGCACAACTCTATCGTCGTACAACTGCGACACTCAATAAGAAAAAAGCATTCTACAAGTCAAACGAAATTGACCCATCCATGCAGCGTAGTGATGGTCGTCATGGCGTTGTGTCTGTTGATGGCACGCTCAATGGCGAATTGTCTGTTGGGGGTTATAACGACTTTATCGGCTCTGTATTGCGTTCCTCTGCATGGTCTGCTGGTGTGTCTAGTGGTTTATTGATTGACGTAACCGCTGCCGTTACATCCGGCGCAAATGGTACATTCACTACCGTTGGTGCAAATTGGCTGACACTTGGTTTCAAAATCGGCATGGTCATTC